GATGAGATGCATCATGTTAGTAGTCCTACCTTTAGTAAACTTTTAGATACAAATTACTGTAGATATAAGATAGGTCTATCAGGAACTATAGAAAGAAAGGATGGAAAGCACGTTGTGTTCAGAGATTACTTTGGTAATACTCTCTTCAAGCCACCCAAAGAAAACTATATGACCCCTACAGTACATATTGTTCCATCAGAGATTCGTTTCATGGATGGGGCAAGAATACCCTGGGCTAACAGAGTAACAAAACTAGCTACTGATGAAGAGTATCAACATACAATCAGTATGCTTGCCGCGGCCTACGCCGCAAGAGGGCATAAAGTGCTGGTAGTAAGTGATCGTGTTAGCTTTTTGAAAAGATGTGCCGAACTCACTGGGGACAAAGCAATTTGTGTAACTGGTGAAGTGGAGCATGAAGATCGAGAAAAACTTGTAGACCAAATTCTCTACGGGGATGCACAGGTTTTATACGGAACGCAAGCAATTTTCTCAGAAGGTATATCAGTAGATAACCTAAGTTGCCTCATTCTAGGCACACCAGTGAATAACGAGCCTTTGCTAACACAGCTTGTGGGTAGGGTTATTCGTAAAAAAGAAGGTAAGATTGATCCAGTCATCATTGACATTCACCTCAAAGGCAATACTGCTCGCAAGCAGGCTTCCAACAGGGTCGGATTTTATATGAAACAAGGCTGGAACATGAAATACCTTTAAAAAAATATTTCTTGACAACTTACTTAAACTTCGGTATAATATATGCTCTTATTTGATTGGAAGAAAGTTTACGATACGGCGGCTGGCAGCATCTATAATTGTAATATGATTATGGAAATGCTTATAAGGGGTTCTGTCCCTAAAAACAAGTACGACCCTATTTATAAATTTTCGCAGAAAAACTTTCACGGCAATTCTTTTCTGGTACACCCAGAGTTCCTTCTGTACAATTCTTATAAGTACGATCAAAAAGAAATATGTATGTATTATGCGCTGGCTTCTTTGAGAAGTTTAGCGGATTATCGCGCATATAAAAAAACTACACTAGATTCACTACATTGTCCTGTGGATTTAGATGAAATTAACGACAACAGGCTACTTATCGTAGATGATGAAACAATTACATTTATCTATGAAGAAGTCACTTTGGAGACTATACACTAATGGCTATTGCATTTAATCAACACAAGGGCGCAGCCCAAAAATCATCAATCGACACTTTTCAATATGTAGACGGCGACAATAAAATGCGTCTAGTAGGCGACATTCTTGCTCGCTATGTTTACTGGATTAAAGGTGAAAATGATAAAAACATTCCAATGGAGTGCCTATCTTTCGATAGAAACTCTGAAAGATTCAACAACGTAGAGAAAGACTGGGTACGTGAGTACTATCCTGATCTAAAGTGCGGATGGAGTTATGTAACTCAGTGCCTAGATGGAGATAAAGTAAAAGTTGTAAACCTAAAGAAAAAATTATGGGAGCAAATTATTACTGCTGCTGAAGATTTAGGTGATCCAACTGACCCCGATACTGGTTGGGACATTTGTTTCAAGAGAGTAAAAACTGGGCCACTTCCTTATAATGTTGAGTATCAATTACAAGCACTGAAGTGCAAGCCTCGTGCTTTAACAGACGAAGAGAAAGCAGCTATTGCTGATCTTAAGTCTATGGACGATGTAATGCCTCGTCCTACCCCTGACGCACAGAAAGAACTTCTTGATCGAGTACGTGGCGCAGCTAACGAAGCTGATGATGAACTTCTTGACGCAGAGTTTAATGTAGGATGATTCTCTTTACGGCAGACTGGCACATAAAACTGGGTCAGAAAAATGTCCCAGTAAAGTGGGCTACAAACCGTTATCAAATGTTCTTTGACCAGATCTATGAGTTGGAGAATGAGTGTAATATGCACATAATCGGGGGCGATCTCTTTGATCGTCTCCCGAATATGGAAGAGTTGGAGCTTTACTTCAAGTTTATTCGTGGAGTAAAGATTCCAACAATTATCTATGATGGAAATCACGAAGCTACCAAAAAGAACAAGACTTTCTTTAGCCAACTAAAGCAAGTCTCGCGGGACATCAACCCTCTAATAAATGTAGTAGATATATCATATATAGACCAAGATTTAGGTTATGGCATATTACCCTACGCCGACTTACATAGAAAAGGTGCTGTAGATCATTTTGATAAGAGTAAGCCCTTGTTCACTCATGTCAGAGGAGAGATACCACCTCACGTTAAACCAGAGATCGACCTAGATTTACTAGAAGATTTCCCTGTAGTATTCGCAGGCGACTTACACAGTCACAGTAATACACAAAGAAATATTGTATATCCAGGTAGTCCCATGACTACATCATTTCATAGAGCAAAGGTAAAGACCGGGTATCTATTGATTAATGAAAATAACTGGGATTGGATGTGGGAAGAGTTCAGACTTCCTCAGCTATTGCGTAC